AGCACTTGTAAGAGCAGCTGTCGCTTGAGTTGAAAAAGTAGTGCAATCGGCAGTAACTAAGGGGTTTCCATTATTGTTTCCTCCTAAAGAATACCCAAATTGAACGCCGTCACTCATAGCTGCTACTCCAACGCGTGCTCGGCTTAAGTTAGCACTTGTAAGAGCAGCTGTCGCTTGAGTTGAAAAAGTAGTGCAATCAGCAGTAGCTAAGGGGCTCCCATTGTATCCTCCTAAAGAATATCCAAATCGAACACCGTCACTCATAGCAGCCAAGTAATCGCGTGGTTGACTTAAGTTAGCACTTATAAGAGCAGCTGTTATTTGAGTTGAAAAAGTAGTGCAATCGGCAGTAGCTTGATAACCGCTTCCATTGTTTCCTCCTAAAGAATACCCAAATCGAACGCCGTCACTCATAGCGGCTACTCCATAACGTTGTTGGCTTAAGTTAGCACTTGTAAGAGCAGCTGTCGCTTGAGTTGAAAAAGTAGTGCAATCGGCAGTAACTAAGGGGTTTCCATTATTGTTTCCTCCTAAAGAATACCCAAATTGAACGCCGTCACTCATAGCGGCTAAGTAATCGCGTGCTTGGCTTAAGTTAGCGCTTGTAAGAGCAGCTGTCGCTTGAGTTGAAAAAGTAGTGCAATCAGCAGTAACTTGATAGTTTCCACCATAGTATCCTCCTAAAGAATACCCAAACTTCCCACCTCTCCAAGATCTTCCAAATAACATAAGTTGTAACATGAATTACCCCACAAATGGACCAATTAATTCCCAGGTGTTTGCTGCAGATTTATAAGCAAGCCCCCAGGGATTTTGTGGAATAATCGATGCACATCCCGTGCGTGCAACAACAAGAGTTGCGCCAGTCCCGGCCGCAAACGTAATTTTACCCGCCGAATTAGCGCATTTATATACAACAGAACGACCCACTACAAATGCTAAAGATGAATCCTGTGGTAGAGTTACAGTAGATGCTCCAGCATAAGTCATCCACACAACACCGTCAGAATCTGTTAATGTTGGAGTATCGACGTTTGCTGATTGTGTGCGCGGTGAGCCAATAGGCGAAGAGCCAGTAGGGCCAGTAGGGCCAGTAGGGCCACTTACGGTACTAGCAGCCCCAGTAGGCCCTGTTTGCCCGATGGGCCCCGTAGCTCCTGTAGGCCCTGTTTGCCCGATGGGCCCGGTGGCTCCCGTTGGTCCTGTCGTCCCTGTAGCACCTGTAGCACCTGTAGTACCTATAGCACCTGTAGCACCTGTAGCCCCTGTCGTCCCGGTAGCACCTGTAGCCCCTGTAGCTCCTGTAGCACCTGTAGCCCCAGTAGCCCCTGTCGTCCCGGTGGCTCCCGTTGGCCCTGTTTGCCCGATGGGCCCTGTAGCTCCTGTAGGTCCAGTTTGCCCAATGGGCCCGGTAGCTCCCGTTGGTCCTGTCGCCCCAGTAGGCCCTGTTTGCCCAATGGGCCCGGTGGCTCCTGTAGGCCCTGTTTGCCCGATGGGCCCCGTAGCCCCCGTTGGTCCTGTCGCCCCAGTAGTCCCCGTGAAGCCTGTAGGCCCAGTAGGGCCAGTAGGTCCACTTACGGTACTATCGGCCCCTGTAGGCCCAGTTTGCCCGATGGGCCCCGTAGCTCCTGTAGGTCCTGTTTGCCCGATGGGCCCCGTAGCCCCCGTTGGTCCTGTCGCCCCAGTAGTCCCCGTGAGGCCCGTAGGCCCAGTAGGGCCAGTAGGTCCACTGACTATACTAGCGGCTCCTGTAGGCCCAGTTTGCCCGATAGGCCCTGTAGCCCCTGTAGGACCATTTGGACCACTTACGGTACTAGCAGACCCTGTGGGCCCAGTTTGCCCAATGGGCCCAGATGGCCCTTCAATATTTCCAACAGGAGTTCCCCATCCACTAACGGTTTTTACATAAATATCCCCAGTAGAAATATCGAGATAAAGGTCATTGATTAAACCTAAGATATCTGAAGGAGTCCCAGAACCTTCAAACCATTTTGTTGAATAAGAACGATCTCCAGGGGACCCACCTAAATCTAAATAAAAGTCCCCCACAACACCAAGTCCCGAACCGGGGTCCCCGTTACCCTCCCACCACTCAGCCCCAGTAGGGCCAGTAGCACCCTCTGGGCCCATTATGTCCAAATCAGATAGAATCTTAGCCCAACGGGCAGCTAACTCTTCCCAAGACCCGTATTTGACGGAAAGCAGGCCTGCCAGAGCTTTCGTAAGAGCTTCTTTGTCTGCAGGCGTCATTCATTACCACTCTTGAGCGTCTAAGTATTCAAACACAGCCAACTTCCCGCCTTTATGATAAGCATTTAAAAGCTGGTTCCTAGGAGAAATTCCTTTGGCACGAATTCCAAATTGGATATGTGGTCCGTCAGTAAATGAGACCCAATTTAGGCCCGCATCAAGTCCGTTCTCAACAGCTTTGTCAGCCAATAGCCTTAGATACTTAACGTCCCAGGAAGGTTGCAAACCGGGCGTGTTGGGATCTAAGTCATAAGCAAAATCACAGGCAATAGCGTAATTATGGGCTGATTGTCCAGCAGAAACTGTAGTTACGATGTGACCACTATTCCCATTTCTACCTTTTTGATACAACGCGTCTTGTTCGGCAAAAGTTCTTTCTCCACAAGTACACCAAAAATAATTGCCGTCATCAACTAAAGCTTGGAGCGTATCGCAAATTTTAGTTAAAAATGGAGGGTATAAACCTTCAGCTTTGATACGCTTTAGAAGCTGTTGAACGTCGTCCGAAGATGCCGTTAAAATGCCTTGAGCCTGAGTCCCATAATCGTCGAGGGTCATTTTAAACACCTACAGGGGAAAGAGTACCTGAAGTAGAAATTTGAATACCTTTAGGAGTGAAAACCACTATAATTCCTGGGTCACCGTTGGCTCCATTGGTCCCAGCACCATAACCAGTTGCTCCAGTTCCACCGCTGACATCTAATAAGCCACCATCATTAATTAGGTTATTGCAAAACAATAGAATTGCACCGCCTCCCCCACCTCCACCACCATCGGTATTTGGGCCAGAAGTATAGTTCCCAGCTCCAGCCCCACCTTTAGCAGAAATCAACGAGTCGTTTCCTAGCCATATTGTGTCAGCAGAAATCCACACTACCCCACCACCACCGCCACCAGGTAGACCTTCATGCCCACCGTCGCCACATCCACCTCCACCACCACCGGAAACAATGGACGAAACAGTAGTCCATTCACTGGTAAAAAGCAAGCTCTTGATGAAACCAGAATACATAGGATCGAAATAGTGGATTTTCGTTGCTCGATTACCTAGTACCCATCTAGCTTGGCCCCCATTCCCACCACCACCGCTTCCTCCGTTTCCACCTAAACTAGTTACGGTTGGACTTACATCGCCTGGATGAAGCACTGTGTCGCCAGTATGCGCCCCCCCATCTCCTCCACCCCCCAACTCGTTCGTTGCCGCACCAATTCCACCATTTCCAATTCCACCAGAATTAATCGACGTAGGGACTTGGCCATCGGCATTAATGGAACCCAATCGGGACACCTTAACTAAACCTTTAGAAAAAATCCTGTACCCACCAACAGCTAAAGAGGTGTTCTTAATCACCAGTGAATCATAGAATTGGGTGGAAGTTAAAGTAGTCGGTACGTTTATGATAACCCGGCCATCACTCCCGTCCCCATTGAAAAAGGGTGGGAAAGCAGTGTTTTTATTCATTAGGACTCCAAAGAATAAGGAGGTGATTCGGCCACAATACTTACCGTACCATCGCCCCATTTGATGCAAGATTGGTCGGTAACATTTGGGTCAGTAAGATTCCAAGACAAAGCCGTTGTGTCTAAAGTAATGGGGTCCAAAGTGTCTAACACATAGTTTTGCCCACCAACTAAATCCCCATCTTCCACGTAAACCGCAAAGCCTTGGCTGACATTACTAGTCGTTAAGAAATCAGAGGCTCTATCTAAAATCCAGTGTGTGCTGGAACTCCCTTTGTCGGTTACTACATAAATACCTGCATTAGCATCGTCAGTAGCAAAAAGAACTCGATCTCCGTTGTTTGGAGCGACTCCATCAATTACTAATGCCGCACTATCTAACCTTGATGTAATTCGCTTTTGACCACTGTGTGTACCTACGGTATAGGAATCGCTAATATCTACTCCAGCTGCTTCATCGTAAGCAACAACCACGTTTGCTTTCCAATACTTTGAAGGTCTAATAAATTGGACAGACCTAAGACCAGCGCTGATTTCGGTACCAGTCGGTGGAGTCGGAGACGACGTTACGTTAGCTTGCCCAATAGCTCCCTGGGCATCTACATACACCTTGTTAATAGGTGAAGAACTGCCGTCTAAGGAAGCTTTAAGACCCAAAATCCTTGCATCAGGATAGTGACCTATGGCTCCATACTGAGAAATCGTAAAGGCCGGAACGGTTCCAGTGCTAAATCTTTGATAGCCAAATACGTAAGTAGAGTAGGCATTCCCCCCGGTTTGGAGGATAATGTTGTGGTCACTGCTCCCTACACCACCAATCGTCAAGTCCCCGGCGCTCAGTCCTTCTCTTGAAATTCCGCCAGCACCAACAACTTTACTAGTTGCATTAGTCATAGTGGCAACATAAGGATTCGAACTATCTGGCGGGGTAGCGTTAAGCTTGACGCCGCCAATGGCAGAGGTGGTCGCGGCGCGATATAAAGAGCCAATCGGAAGATATTGGCCACGGGTAAAGAAATAGGTGCCAATTCTAGCCACCAATACATACCTAGAACCCGGGGGGCTACTAGTTCCTAAGGTCGTTAAATTGCCTTTTTGAGCAACTATCGGACTTCCACTGGCCAGACGGTCTTGAGAACGATCTAGGTCTACATAGATGCAGTCTCCATCTAAACTCAGGTCAGTTAAACCCGAGACAGCCGTTAATTGATCCGCTACATCGTTTCTGTGGCCAGTAGAATTATCAAAAAGAAAACTAACCCCTTTCCATAAAACATTACCGGCGTATGTAATTGTATCGTAAGGCTCCCCCGTGCTTGTGAAAACTTCTGTGTAGAGCACCTGGACGTTCCGATCAGCTGTATCGCCGAACCATGCTTCCCCACCTCCTAACTCCCACAAACGCGTCATTACTGAATCCATCCAGTCCTTGAAAGAATGGGTTTCTCCAGCACTAGAACTTACAGTCTCGTCCCTACCCCCAGGCCATCCCCAAATAGAATCCAGCTTGAACATTAGTGGGCGAGCATCTTCAACAGAAACAACTTGATTGGAACTGTCGGTTACTACTATTGCAATGGGGCAAACAGTGGGGTTTAGAGAAAAATCACTAGTGTTAATTACAATACGGTAATCGAGAGTACGAGCAAGAGGCACCCTAATGCCTGTCTCTTGATTGGTGTCCGGATTATTGAACTGAACTAAATCGGTGGTTGTCGGGTCAGCTTTTCTTATGAGATCAATCCCAATGTAGTTAGAACTGTTTGGGGTAAAAGAACCCTGGACCTTGGGGTTGGTGGTGTTTAGAACTTCAGGGAGCCTGTCGGCAGGAACTATAAAAAATGAACCAGCTTCGGACGCAGCCGGATTTATTAAAGCCCCGCCAGCCGTTATAAGAACTAGAGTATCGGAAGCTTGCCCAATTGTAACTGTTGGAAAAATAAAGCCTTTGACTACCTGGGGACTTCCACCAGTTAACGTATTTGCAACTTGGTCGAAATCGTTACAAGCGGCGCTTTCAATGCTGCGCAAAAATGGGGCATCCACGCGGCCTTGTCCTAACCAATTACATTGACGCTCGATAGCCATTGTATATTACATACCCCTATTTTATTGATTAAATCGTTCCTAGAACAAAGATTGTTACGTGGCCCCAGTTTCGTTATTCCAACTCAGTGCGCTAAACCCGATTTGACCAACAACATAACGCTTAGTGTTAAAATCCCAGTTCTGTGACTCAACGCTACATTGGGGAAAATTGAAAATAACAGTATCGGTCGATCTATCTACAAGTGCTAAACTAAAATTTTTCCCCATCACTAAATTTTTGAATTCTGCCGCAAGACCAGCCCCCTCAACCCCACCATCGTTTTTTAATTTATAAACAGTCAAAGTCCCCCCAACCTCTGTACTTAAGGGGACAAGCTCCGCTGGCTGTAAAGTATCAATGGTATGAAGATGGCGCCTGGTAGATGTCATCCTAAGCTGAACGGACGATACTTTACTGTACATTTTACCATTAATGTAACAGACAACATGCGACCCTACTGTTAGTCTAGACGGTGTCATTTCTCGCCTCTTGTACCACTAAGTCCGTTTCATCTCCACCGTACAGAGCAATGATGTCCGAAACTTTAAGGCTACCGCTAAGTGGCCGCCCTTCATTTCCAAGTCCCCGATCACCTGGATAACGCACAGTCACGTCGAGGTCTATCCCAGTTGCAGAGATTTTATCTAAGAAACTTTTAGCAGCTAGGAGCCCAGCTTCACTTGCCGTTAAATGGAACCCGTTCAAAGAAGTTGGGGGGACATAAGCGGACTTCCCATCTAACACCCTAATTTCAGAAGCAACAGGTACTTCCGTGTAAAACTTGAAATTGGAATCAAAAATTACGGAATTGATTGTTAAAGAATGGTAATGTACTGGCCCAACTTGATTGGAACACCCGAAGTTAAAAACAACCCAACCATTCTCAGGGAAACCTGCTAAACTAGAGACTCCAACAGAACCCCGACCAAACCCGGCTTCTATAGTGGAAGTAGTAGTTGAGTAAATACCTGTGATGGCTACCCCAGAGTTATCATAAATAAAAGGCCCGTTGACCCTTGGGTCGCTGGGGACCTTGGTTGCAATAACTGTACCACCAGAAGCAGTAGCGTAGGCCCCAAAGCTCTGGAAAGTAAATTGAGTTCCACTAACCCCTAGAACTTTGTGGGAACCCTCTAAGCCAGCGTCACTCCCTCCATAGGAAGCAATCCCTAAAGTTGCCGAACCCGTTAGGGGTATTGCGCTTGAAGTTACTGGGTCGGGGTCTGGCAAAATATCCGCCCCGCCACTTAGGATAGGTACGTCGTCCCTAGCTAACGCTCCGGCCCCAAACACCCGTGCGGTAGAGAGTTTGTCTGGCAAGCGCTTCCAGACCATATCATCTAAGTCTAGATATTCAATAAGTTGACTTGAGTATCCACCAAACACAAAAACCTTGTTCTCGGAAGCTACATACTCACACAAGCAATACGAGTGTGACTCTAGGGTACTTGGCAGTACTGACCAAGTTCCATAAACGGGGTCATAAATTTCTACTGAATTTAACTCACAGCGTCGTCTGTCAGAACTCAAGATATTCACATCAGCCGTGCTTGGGTTATAACCAATCCCACCGACAACCAAAATCCTACCATCAGGCAACTTAGTTATTCCAAAAGCAAACCTGGCGTAAGTCATGGAAGCTGCTGAAACAGTTTCATCATTTAATGAGACTACTTCACAAGTGTTGAGAGCCTTGGTCATAGAAAAGAGGTCTATGTTGGTGCTTACGCCGATAGGGGCATACGGATGCATGGTGTCCGTTCTACCACCAATAACCAACACCTTATACTCACTTAGTTGAATTGATTGGTGTTGGAAACGTGCCCGCAACAAGGTTCTGTTTACGCCCCACAAGTTAGTTTGAGGGCTGTAAAAGGAAACCCCATCTAGAGCGTTTACGGTGTCTCTGCCCCCAATTAGAACTGCCTGTGAAATCGGGTCTGGTAACCAGGTTAAAGTAGAATCGGCCGCAGCGTAAGGAGCGTCGACCCCAGTAGTCATCGAAACCCCGCCAGACCCCAAGGCAAATAACTGGGTGTTTCCTACGGCAGAACTATTGTCACCGCCAATAACTAACAGGGTGTTGTAATGGGTAGCTACGTCTAAAACACAAACAGCAGATCCCAGGGGTTGTATCGCTGCGTTAGAATAAGTAGTCCAAGAATAGGTGTTTTTCCTAGAACCATCAGGATTTTCCGTAACGCCAGTAATTTGGAAAACAGCCAAAGTACTCAAGTCACTGGGGCCCCCAACCGTACCGCCAACAACCCAAACGTTTCCAATTAAATCTCTAGCAGCCCTAGCAAAACACGCTGGCCTAACAGTGTCGTATGAAGGATATGTTCTAGCAGTTAGAGAAGACTGCCCACTTGAACCAGCCGTAACGCTTGGAGCTGCCCCATAATCCAAATCTAAATCAAACAATTCAAACCAATCCCCGATAGCCAAACCATGCCCAGCAGCGGTAACCGTAACTAATCCTTCGGAATTCCTAACTAAAGAAGTAATGTCTATTGCAGCGCTTTGCCTTAGATACGCTGCGTTACTATAATTCCTAGAAACGCATTCAGCCGTAGCTAGCAAACTAACCGTAGACTTTCCAGCAATTTGAGTAACTTCTACATAATTTGGATTGTTATATGGAGTTACCTTGGTTGGTTCGAAAATCGTAACGCCCCAATTTTGGATTTGCGTTACAGTTTCGTCTACAGCATTTGGGTTAACCACTTCCACGAAATAGCTACTACCAGTAATTCCAGTAGCTAAAACAATGAAAGATCCCGTGTTCCCTGAATCGAAAGCTGGGTCTAGAATGGTAATGTAATCCCCAGTATCTACTAAACCTAGATTGTAATTCGCAGCATCAGAACAAGAATACCTGGCTCTAGTGCCTAACGATAGAACTTGCCAGTTAGAAGAAGCAACAGCTAAAGGAAACAAATTGGTCGGGAAACCTAAGAAAGGTTGAGCAGTTCCTCCAACAGCCCTTAGAGACGAATTCAGGCCCCTAGAGGCAGAATACGCTTCAACATAGGTAAGACCGCTAGAGTAGTCTGTAGCTGTTTGAGCTAGCCCGTAAGCCCCCAAAGCTTGAGAAATTACAAAAGAAACCTCTTGGGCAGTAGCTAGAGAAATATTGGTAAAATCCTCTGCCCTAAACTCTACCGTTACTAAATACTTTTCGTCTACTAAAATCCTTAGCCAAGAACCATCCTTAAGAGAATACGGCTCCATTAGGGTAGTAGCTAAACACGCCCTAACGGACTTCGAGCCGTAAAAAACCTCTAGCATGCTAAGTAAAGCCCCCCTAGTCATTTTTTGATTAATGACCGTAATCCCCAGTTGTCTAAAAAGTTCGTCAGACAACCAAGTCTTACCAGGTTTCTTTAACCCAAATTCAGAAGCTCTCTTCTCTAGATAAGAACCTGAGGCGGTTGAAAGGTAAAGTTGGTTTAAGGCCGTATTCGCTACCTGACTTACAGAAGCCTCCCCAGCTGATAGAGCTTGCGTTAAAGCTTTCCACGTGGGCTCTTTCCTTAGAGTTGGATTGAAATACTGCCCAACTTGGTCTTCATCAGCTACATTAACAGCACCCCCACTTGTAGGAGTCGCGTTGCCTTGGGTTGTAGTCGCTGCAGAAGGAGTCGTTACGCTAGCAACCCAATTGGGGGCTTGCGTTACTATATCGTTGTCCCCGTATTCTTGGGTTAGTTCGTTTATCATTAGCATCCATAAAGATTGCGATACTTATTTTTTGCGCTTGCAGCAAAACCATTCGTCTTCGGGTTCTGGCTTTGTTTCGAATTCTTCTTTAATTTCAAGCAATTCCCTTGATGCTGCAACCGGTTCGGCTGATACAATCGGCACGAGAGGCCTTGGTTCTTCGATGACAGACTCTGGGGCATCGGCGCAAAGTGAAATTGAAAAATGATTCGGGGCCTTGAGTATTATAGGAATCTTAGGAATCTTAGGAATCTTAGGAGGTTTAGGTAATTTAGGCCCCCCAGGGTTCCAGACATATTTCTTACGCAAGCCAGCTGCCTTAAGGATTCTAATTAAAGTCCTTAGAGAAATCCCCCCGTTAGCTACGCAAAAGTCCTTTCGAGTTTCTCCCTTGGCCTCAGCTTCAAGCCATTTGGCCACAATTTCTGGACGATTTCGAACCATGTTAGCGTCTGCGTGATTTTCGACTTCGCGGTTTTGCGAGCGAGGCAAGCGCGTTTAGCTCTCCCAAGGTCGTACACTGAACGTGGCTCCGGTCGAGTTTGCCCTTCCTGTCTATAAGCCCGTCCCTGACCAGACGCTTGAATCCAGCAAGAGGAGGAACTCTCCTTTCTTCGTCGAGAGCAAGAAGGCTTTGTCGTACAAGGCTGTCCACCGGATTGGCCATAATTTACTCGCCCACAAAAACAACTGACACGTCTTTAGAGACGTCCAATACCATTGCTTTCTCATAAACTGCCAAAGTTATGACGTCGTTGCTTGAAGAATACTGAGGATAAATTACCGAAACAGCAGTTACTCCAGGAATCTTGGCTGCTTCAATTATATCTGAGATAGCCAAAGTTTGTCCCATTTGACTACTATTAATAAAAGTAGCCACTGAAGCTTGCACTTGGTCGATTGTTGATTGACTATTATTTACAGCCCTAACGGCCAACGAAACAGTAACTCGACGAACCTTGGGGCCACTTACCAACACGGTGGCTCCATTAGCTACGTACCCAGTGTTCCCCGTATCGTCCTGCGGGTCACGGTAAATTGTTTCAGAAACTACGCCCAACAATCCTGTGTTGTAACGATACGCATCACTGCCTGAATTCGACCCTAAAGGAAACTCTAATTTGTCTAAAGCCCTCACAACCGAACCTAGGGCTTGTCCAACAGCCTTGATCCCTGTTGTGTCCTCTAAAATCAAATCGGCGTAGGAGCCGTCAGTTTGATTCGGGCACACAGCTACCAAACGCTTGGTCACATTACGACTGGGCCCCTCCAAAACTAAAGGTAACATTTCAGAAGAAAACACTACCGGTGAAGTTAGGTTCTGTGGGGTCAAGTCGGTCTTGAAATACCACACCCCACTGTTCCCTACTTCTGTAACTGTAAAAGTACCTCGATTGTTTTGACCAAAAGAAGTGGTTTCAAAGGTAAGTGTGTCACCTACAACCAAAGAATCGAACTCAATAAAATGCACATTAGCTTGTGAGCTTTCTGAGACACTAATCGAATTCTCTACCCATACTTGGATTCTACCCCCTACTTGATTGCAAGCCACTATCCTGAAAGTCCCGCAATTTGCTTGGGAAACATTGGAAATTCCAGAAACTGTTACGTCAGGTTGATCAACAATTACATAGCCACTTGAGTCAATTATTGAATATTGGAAAGTCCCGGTGTCAAAGCTGATTAAAGTGTACTGGCCAGCCGACTGGATAGACACTTGAGCATCGGCCATTAAATACGGATTTTGATTATAAAGCGGTGACGAAGTAACCCAAGTCTTTGTAGAAGCCGTTACTGACGTTAAAGAATAACCTTCCTGGAAAGCTAGGATTCCCGTTTTTGGCAACTTAACGCCATTGTCTATCCTAAGGTACCTACCCCCAACCAAACTCACGGCGTCTGACCGCCTTACGGTAACCAAAGCGGAGGTAACCCCTAACCCAATATTTTGATGCAGTGAACCAAATACTGGTGCCAAGGCGTCATTCCCTAATCCACCTAAAATTTCTACACTAGACACACTACCTAAATTTAAGGAAGTTACTTGAATTTGCCCGTTAGCGGTCTCTACTACTTCAGCCTTAGACCACAAACCTGTAATAGTAGGCGTGTTTAACCACTCGACTATCGATGAAATCAATTGAGGAACTAACCGTATCTCTTCATTTCCCCAATCCGAATTGCTCAATAAATCTGTGTTGATAGGGTTCTTTAGCAATAATTGAGTATTGCCGGTTACTACCAATGGATTCGTAGTCTTTTGAACAAAATTTAACCCATCAGTCAATTGATAGTGAGCCGTAAGCAAATCGTCTTCAGCCCACGAAGCTTGAGAAATAACTCCTGAACCATCTCCCAACACGGTACCAGTAATCGGAACACTTGAATTGGAAACACCAGCTAGAGCATTTACAGCTGCCACGACATCCGCTGCTCTAGCGCTAGACCCCCCAAAGACGCTAAACACACTGGGAGACCCTAAGAGCGAATACTGAAAGCTCCCTGACACTGAAGCTAGCTGGACATTAGCAAAATCTAAAATTAGCCATTGGTTGCTGTCCCCTACCGTAACTACTCGCATAGCTTCCCCAGTGTACTGAATATTCGGGAAAGTGCTTGACAGAGTAACTAGGTCGCCTACACTAATGGTTGGATCAAATTTAACGGCTGAAGTCGTGTCTGTTGAAATTGTTCCAGGATTGCTGGTAAGCGTTAGAGTCGCTGTCCCATCGTCCAAAATACCGCCTGGGACCCAAATGTTTTGGGTGTGTGCGATAGCGTCATAAGTGTCTACTTGATAAATAGCAAATGAACCCGGCCAAAGAGTCGTGTGATTCGGCGTAGCCGCGTCAAACCACACTACGTCGCCTACACCCATGTTGCAGCCAAAGGCACTCACCCCTGGCGGAATACTCAAAGTTAAACAAGTAGGACCCCCAACGGTGTCCCGGTGGTACGAAAGCACCTTAAACCCACAAACCAAATAAGCTTTACAAGCTGCCCCTAAAACCATTCCGTTCTGTGTGCAAGCTACCCCTAACCTAGTTGTGGCTCTAATAGTAGATCCAGCCTTAGCTCCGCCAGATCCTAAGATAATGCTGATAGTTGATCTAGGTGTCCCGTAAAGATCGGGGGTGTTTTGATCGTGCGTTACAGATACATTTAGTGTCGCGTTAGCTGTCAAAGGCAGAGCGTACCGGACACAAAACCTTTCTCCGTCTGAACCTAGCCGCCAATAACGCCACAAAATTGACTTGTGGGTGTCGCTAGCATGTGTTTTAACGCGTGCGTGCATGAAAACTGCAAAATCTTCATAAGAATACGTCAAACCAAACGTACTTGGTAAAGTGGCCCCAGTGATTTCTTGCACGGTAATAGTGGAAGAATAAGAACTGCTGGGGACAGCTTGGACTTGCCTAGACAAAGGAATGTTGAATAAACCTGTCTCTGACTCTCCGTCAATTAACACGTTTAAGTCGTCTTGTGGTGAAATTTGTAGCGGCGCGGCAATGTAAACCGATTGCCCACTAGCTGACTCAGTAGGTGGCGTATCCCTTAAACCTAACTCAATATCTTGTAACGTCCCCATTTGACCCGTGCTGGCCGATGAGGCTACGTCGGCCAGGTAGCCAGCCCAGTTACTCACTCGGCTAACAGTCCCTACGCTGGGCGTTTCTAGCCCTATTACAGTCGAAGTCGCCCAGGGCAGCGCCAGTGCTTCTAAATAGATTGACGCAACAGAAGAATTATTAACACTAGGGCCCACATAATTTACCGAATAGGCAATAAAGTCCAGGGGTGTTCCATAGTTTGAGGCACCAGATTTAACCGTTGCTGGCAAGCCGCTGCCACCAGTTTCAGCCTGGACTAACTCCCCGACCGTTAGGGGCAAAAGGGTTGGGGCGGTGTTCAGGGCGATTAGCAATGACCCCGAATAATTTGCCGTAGCTAGCCGTAAAGCTGAGGTACGGTAAACGCTGGCTACTACTCCAAGAATTTGATCGTTTAACGCATTTACAAAATCTTGGCTCGAATAAGTGGCACTCGGTATTACTACATGCGTTAAAGGCTTTCCCGACCTAACAAAAGTTAACCCGAACGCACTAAGTAAATTGAAAATACCCCCCGGAGTCGTAACGTCTAGAGGTTGCTCCCAGGCATTGGTCCCTGTGGCAAAGGTTTCGTAGGTAGAAACCGGGTAACCAAACCCGCTAGCACTTGGACGATAACCACCTAAAAACAAAATCCGGTCGTTGTCCCCAGCAGTTAAACCAAATTCAATGGCTGTTACATCTTGTTTGACGCTTTGGTACAAAGAACTTGATTGAACAGTCCAGTGATTGTCAGAGTAACCAGTATATTTTAAACAAACGTTAGACCCGTCCACCTGCAAAGCGTATGGAGCTACTAAGGCCCAATTACTTGAGCCGTCAAAAAGGGTGCCTAGATGACTGTTTTCAAAATAAATCGGGTTAGCGGTTTGGGAAAGGTTAGTGTCTGTCCCCCAAGTGTTCGAGTCTACGTTATAGATGCAGTAAGTCGCGCTTTGGGCATGGGCTTCCCAGGATGACCCTACAGCTAAAACTCTATGGGGCGAAGCGTTGTCGGCTTGAGCTAAACTAAAGCACTCCCGCAAAGAAGGCATACTGGCATAACCTACCCAAAGGTGACTAGTCGGGTTATAAATTTCGCAGTTGGCTATAACTCCCCCACTATAGTTTGCCTGATGATATCCACCACCTACAAACACATACCCGTCTTTGGAAGTGTCCCCACCTGCACAACTAAGCCTTAATGCAGCATGATTCCACCGGGAAACGATTAAGGTGCTTTGATTATTAAATTCATCGGTCGCAGGGTCGAATTCTTCAGAAGTTCCGACACAACGTCCCCCAACGCTAGAAGCTGCGTCGTAATACCCTCCCACGACTAAGACCCGCCCGTCTTCTAGTAATGTGGCGGTGTGATGGGACCGAGGAGTTACTAGGGAAGGGCCAGCCGCCCACGTGTTTGTAAGAGGTGAGTAAATCTCGCTGGTGGCCAATGAAACGCCATTAGCATCTAAACCACCAACGACTAAGACCCGCCCGTTTTCCAACAATGTGGCGGTGTGGTTGCACCTTGGCGTAGTTAAAGGCGCCGTAAACGACCACACGTGAGTAGTACGATTGAAGCGCTCACAAACGCCAGTAACTCCTGTCCCAGCTATGAAAGATCCCGGCGACGCGTACCCGCTGAAAATCCCAGTCTTGCCCCCAATTACCATTAAATCGCCATTGCCTGAAATGGGCAATCTGACACTAGCCGCGCAATATCTAGGAACAGCCGCTTCGCTTTTCTCAAAATCAATCATTGTCCCGCCCGCTTGGACCCCGCTCACGCGCCAAGAACCTTGCAAGCCAATAGAAAATCCGGTGTCCCCTATTACCATCCAATCGCCTGCTTGGAGCTCACTGAACACTGGACTGGAACCGCCAATTACCTCTAGGCCCAGTCGGTAAGTGTTGTCAGTAACACCATTAACGAACAAGGCTAAATTAGTCGCTAGCGTCACTCCGCTAGGTATCGCCAAAGCATCGGAATCTACTGCAGTCCACACGTTAATTTCCGACGCGACGGTGGTTAAACCTAGCTGAACAGTCCCTAGCCAGGGTCTAGTCCAAGGCGACCCTAACGTTAGGCGGTCGCCCGGTAGCAAAGGTTTTGACAATAAAATATCCCCCGTCGCGCGGTCGATTGAGTAGTCATTGTCTTGACCATTAACGCTTTGAGTGTCAAACATCCTTACGTCGTAAAGGGTCCCGCCTAACACCGAAACGGTAGCCAGTCCCGAACGACCCTTGTTAGACGTTAGCGTTATACGATTATTGTTGACTGTCGCGGTTATGCCCGGCAACCTAGCGTTGAACACGACTGCCCACGACTCTAGAGAATTTTTACCAATAGTGTTATAACTCGTAGCGTTGTTTATAAAGTCTACATCGCCGAACGTGTAAACAACCGTAGGAGTCCCATCCACCCCGACTGTTAGAGTCTGAGGGTCGTTAAAGTTGTCCCATTGCCCAAATTCCCTCGACTCCACTTGTGCCAATATCCCGTCTTTACTTAAAAGAATATCGTTCAAATACAGCGACATAGTGTGTTTACCCGTTACCGGGAACCCGAAAGCTTGATTAGAGTCAAACCCGGTTGCCGCCGCTTGGACTCTCAAGTCTTCATTGGTTTCCCCTCTAGCTTCTAAGACAACCAAGGTCCCTCCCCCACTTGTCCGAGCTGACACAGGAAACTCGGAATCGCTATTGACTGAAGCGACAACCTCAAAGGCTGTTGCGTTAGCTATTTGAGTAAACTCGTTGGAATCGAAGGTGTGAACGTAAGAAACCCCGCCAACAGTTACTGATAGTTGGGCGGATTCTTCCAAAACATAGGGAGCCGTATTGGCACTTACGGCAAAAGCTTTGGCTACTTGGTGCCGATGAGTCTGGAACCTAGTTTCCCCACCTACAGCCGAATTGACTAAAATTTCCAGCCCAATCCCTTCCGATGTTTCCTCATAACCCGTCCCGTCGTCTACGTAAAGGATTGAATACCCAGGGACCCCTTGGGAACCCTTTTGCCTAACCAAAGCACTAGCCGAAACCGTCTCTGACAATGAATCTTGTAACCCTATTGCGGCTTGTTCGATACTGGCGTCTACCCCTCTTTGCGGGTTGCCTTTAGCTAGTTTTATCCTAATGCGATAATCGCTAGCTATCTCAGTATCCCTACCGTTTATGTAGGGTAACGGGTTGCTTACATTAGCACCTACAAACGGCGCTGAACTAAATTGATTTATCGCGCCGTTTGGCACATTGCCAATAGCGCCGGGTTCCGTACACACAACTTCAACCCCTTCTAAGCTGTTCTCTCCGTCGGCTAGTGTGTATTGATAAATAACGCTAAAAGCCACTGATGTTGCTAGCGAACCTTGGGAAGTTTGTACTTGTTCACCTGCGTTGATTGGCCGGTCGCCTCCTTGAGCTAATACTATCGATTCGCCTTGATTGTGAAAATGCGTTGTGTTAGCCGTTAGCGTTATACTTAAAAAAATCCCGTTGTCTGTTATCCCTGTGTACGCCAATGGTCCTTCGTAATTTGATGTACCACGCCCAATATACAGCGAACCAGTCAACGGAGCCGACAACCAATCTAGAGTCCTATTGACGTTGATTGTTGTTGAGCCGGCGATAGGGGCCGGTGTCGCGAAACTGACCTTTGTACTGACTTTTTGGAATGATGAGTCAGTAATTGTAACACTACCAGTCGAATTCCTAGCTAACAACCTTGGCACACCGTTTGAATTGCCATAGGCATCTAAAGCCAAACCGTCTATTCCGTCTAGATCTTGTGCCTGTAGGGCCTGTAAAACGGTAGCTATCTGTTTGGACTGTGCTTGGGACGCGGCTTCAAAAACAGAAAGAATGCCTGACCCTACCTTGAGCCGTTGGATACCTTGTTTGCTTGCGAACGTGTCCAACATATCTGAGAGTATCTGGACACGAGACTTAGGGCTTGGTACGTTAGTTATAGCCATGTTCACAAGATTGCGTGCACTCCCTCGACGGTTTATGGCCACTTTGGCTTGTAACCCCTAGAACTTCCGAACCCCTAGA